GGCAACTCGGATGGGAGCACCATCGAAGCTTGCAAATTGAGCAACTCCATTAGGAGCGGAACGACGGTGGAAGAGCTCCGAGCTAGTTATTAGGACAGCCTGATCGTGCAACGATACCGGAACGGTATTTACTGCACCAACATACTTAGTCACTAAAGCAAGTCCAGCGGTCAAGCATTCTTGAGGGAATACCGTCTCATCTGTTCCTACGTAAGCTTGGAACTCTTCCAACGTCACAGCCATTTATAGACCTATTACGCTACTACGTCTAGCTCAACGATTGCAGCTGGGAATGGCACGGTGATTGCCATGTAGCCGTAAACGGAGATGCTGTCAGTAAGGGTTGTGATGTCATCGGCAGATAGACGAACAGGTGCACCCGGAGACTCTAGAGTCTGTAGAGCACGGCTGTTAGCAACGTATGCCTTTGTAGCGGTCATAGCTGGATCAACGATGATTGGTAGACCCATTAGCTGACCTGATAGTCCCGGGATGTTAGCTGATCCAATGTTGTTGAATCCTGCTCCATCAACTAGAACTACTGGACGGCCGTCTTCGCCTGCTACTGATAGCAAGAACTTGAATGCGGTTGTTCCAACAACGATTGCCTCTGGACGTAGACCGGAGTTCTTGAAGATGTAAGTCGAAGCGTCGGTTAGACCAGCGATAAGAGCTGCAGAAGTTCCTGCAGATACATCGAAGACCTTGCCTGTGTAGCTTAGACCCTGAACCTTGGTGATAAGAGCAGCGTTGGTTGCGTTTGCGTAAGCAATAGACAATGCCTGTAGAGCGGTGTCTAGGTAGTTTACGGATGAGCGCTCGATAGTCTGCTTAGACATTGAAGTGTATCCACCGTAAGTGATTACGTTAGCAGATACTGAATCGATGGTTAGGTTTCCGAATGCTAGCTCTTCGTTCTCTGGATCCTGAACGCCAACTGCGATTGTGTTAGCAGATACCTGTGCAAACTCAACGGTTAGTCCTGCAGCTGGAAGTGCAGCGCGAGAGAAGACCGATAGAGCTGGGCGGTTGGTGTCGATTAGGTTGTTGATGAAGCCCAAGAAGCCCGGTAGAGCAACGGTGTCTGCGGAAGTTGAAGCTGCGCGGGCTAGAGCCTTTGCGTCCTCGTCTCCACTTAGAAGACCCTTTGCGTATTCGCCTTGTGAGCGGAACTTGTGTGCTGCTGGTGTTGCAATTTCGACGGACTGACCGGCTTCGATAACTCGGCGCAATTCTGCAACCTCGTCCTGAACGGTGCGAACGTCAAGTTCAATGTTTTCCATTGTTTCGCTTTCTGTTTCATTAGGAGTCTCAACGATCTCTTCAACCTCTTCGGTTTCTGATTCGCTTCTGACTTCGGTTATTTTTGCGCCTGAGAAGGCCGGGAATGGAACCACGCTCACTTCGAGCAAAGCTACCTCTTCCCTTACTATCGTTTGACCTTCCTTGCGGTCTTTGACCGGGTAGAAGCCAACCGAGAATCGGTTTAGGACATCGTCCTGTAGTAGTGTGTAAATTTCGTTTCCGCGTGGAGTGTCACTAATCTTGGCAACAATTTCAAAGCCAGCTTCGGTATCGCGTCCTTCAACGACCTTACCGATTGGCTCTTCGTGTCCATAGAATAACTTGACATCTTCGATGCTTCGGATTGCTCCAGCTTCAAAGCGTTCTTTTGTGTTTCCTGTTAGTTCAATTTCTTGGCCATAAGGAACAGCGAGACCGACGATAGTTCTTTCCTCGGCATCAACTAAACGAGCCTGAAACTCGCGTGTAATCATTTCAGACATCTAGTCCTTCTTTCGTTCTGACTTCATCGGCGGTTAGGATACCTGCTGCGATTGCGGTCTGGTAGTAGTTGTAACGTGCTGCGACATCTGCCTTGAACAAGTGCTCGAAGTCGAACTCGACTCGGGTTCCTCGAGGAAGACAGTTGCTTAGTGCGTCTGTGATTGCATCGGTGTAAGCCATAAGTGTGTGACGGTAGAAGACTTGGTTTTCATCTTGCAAGTTGGAGTAAGTGTCTGATGATCCCGGAATAGAAGTTAGAAGCAATCTTGCAGGGATACCGAATAATCTGGCGATTGCCTGTGTCTGCTGATCCTGAACTTCGGTAAATAGTGCGTCTCGAGGAGAGAGAGCAATTTGCTGGTAGTCAAAGCCATTAGCTAGAACTGCAACTTGACGGTTCTGCTGTTTGTTGTGCCAGTTGTTAGTTACTTCATCGGCCTCGGCCTTGTTCAACATCTGGTTAGTCTTTAGAACTCCAGTTGGAACTCCTGCTGCGGTAAACCAGTTCAAAGCGTAGTCGCGTAGATCTAAAGCTGCGGAGATGTCCTTGTAGCAAGAAGCGATTGGGCTTACACCAACTAGCTGACCTGATTGGCTAAATGTTCTTAGGTGCTCGATCTCTCGCTTGGTGTAGCGCTTTCCCATGTAGTCGTAAACAATAGTCGAGTAGTCGATTGTGCCATCTTGCATCTTTGGGTATGAAGGCATAACGGATGCAGCCGGGAGAATGGTTAGGTTGTTTACTTGACCGTTGGAAGAGTATTGCTTATACCAGTAAGCGTTACCGGATAAAGCTAGATCTACTACGGTTTGGAATAGGAAGTCTTTACGGTTCTGATCTAGTGAAGGGTTGTTTACTAGAACTGGGTTTTCAACCTTGAGCTCGACTCCAGTTGCGAATCGGTAAGTATTGATGGTCATCTTGCTAATCGGAGTTCCGATGATTTGAATAGCGCGATAGACAGCGGTAAGACTTAGAGCTGTGTTAGGTGTAACAATGCTTGGTTGTCTTGTTGGGATTGTTGGCTGGACTGCGCGAACTTCTGGCTTGCGTCCTAAGAGCCTGTCAAGTATAGATGCCATTTGGACTCAAGGATACCACAGACCACTGACTAGAACACGCCTATTGTTGCGTGTGGTGCGCGTGATGAAACGTAGAGTGCAAAGACAGTTGCCATTACTGCGTCGATGTCTCCAAGTGATTCTTTACGACTAATGAACCAACTCTCACCAGAGTATTTAGCGACCCCGTTAGGCATTTGAGCAATCAGGAGGGGATCGCTGTTGTGCCTAACGGAGCCAGTGCTAAACATAGCAAAGACAGTCGAGCATGCTGACGAGACTTCTTTAGCCCATAGTGTCCAGACCGGAAGCCCAGAGTTTTTTAGTCTCTTAGCTAGACCGGGTAGCTGGCGATCATCTAGCACTATCGCTCGCGGGCTGTGTTTACTATAAAGCGATGTTAGCTCATTGAAGAGTTGTTGTTCGGTAGGACTGACTAAAGACATAACCAATTCTGTTTCGTGAACGTCCTCGATGTCGTTGGCATAAGCTATCGTTCCGTGTCCCCAGTTCGTAGTTATGTCTACAGCAAAGACTCCACCAGTTAGATTGGTAACTCCTCTACCAGTTGCAGCTCGGAAGATGTCTCCGGGCAACCATGAGTTTGTAGATCCAGCGATGAATTGATTTAGTCTGTATCTTCTAGCTTCGTGTTCTGGAATCGTTTTCAAGTCCGAGATGACTTGCTCCATTTGAATGCGACCTGCAGCAACCGATGGATTAGCTTGCATGATTGCCTTCGGGTCATCGACCTTGGAGTTCTCCGGGGCTTCCCAAAGGAAGAATCCAAAACGTTCTAAATCCGTGGCGCCATTGGCTGCTGCTTTTCCTGACTTGTATAGATCTATGAGAGTCTTAGAGTTCTGATCTCCAGCGGTTGTAATTCCAACAACGATTCCATCCTTACGCTGTGAAGTTCCAAGAACGGCTGCAGACCACATTCCCTCTTTAGCTAAGTGGAGCTCATCGAATAGACAGAAGCTAATTGGGATACCTTGAAGAGCTGCCTCCTTAGCTGCTTTCACGTCATAGCGTCCTCCGCCATCGAAGGTGACTATTCCTCGAGTCTCTGTTGCTCGTTTAAATCGTTTCTTTAGGAATGGGTTTGAATTGATGACATAGTTCACCCGGTTGTAAACGATGTTCGCCTGATCAGTGCTCGATGCCAGTGAGATAACTTGCGCACCAACTTCGTGAAGTAGTAAGCCATACAATCCCAAGATTGCAGCTAAGAGAGACTTGCCGTTCTGTCTTCCAACGGAGATCACTACTTGGCGATACCGGAGTCTGTTGGGGTAAGTCGGATGGTCTGCTGGATAGCGTTCGAGGATTGCCCTAAGCAACCACTTCTGCCATTCGTCTAACTCGAGGCCGTCGGGACTCTCCGGGCTACTCCACGCGATCTTGGCAAACTCAATGAGCTTATCCCCGTCAGTTATGAAGTCTTCACTAAGGGGAGGCGTGTAAGTAGTCGGGAGCTGGAGCATTAGCGAGTGAGTAACTTCTCCAGCGGGTCAATCTCTGCGGACGAGGCACCGAGAGATCGTTGAAGCTCTAACACGGTCTTGCGAAGTTCTGCAGCCGTGCTGGTGTTGGCTTGTTGGTCAAAGGACTGCGCTAGACGTAAGCACAAACCTGACAACACTTTTTGTTCGAGGTTTAGTTCCAGCGTTTCAAGCCAGTTCTGAATTGATTCAGTAATCATTACATTCCAATCTTCGGATAATTTGACTGTTCTGCGCAAAATCCTGG